AACATGCAGCCATAGATTCTTGTATTCTGTGTTCCTTGATCTCTCCGTCCCAGAACATAAGAAGGGCTATCACAGTCTCTATCATTGTGAACTCCCATTTGTATATTTCATTTCTCTATTTGCATCTTTTAGCTTTTCAATATCGATCAATACCTTGTCCATCTGTCCTCTTAAAAACTCGATGTTTACTTTGTTTAATGCCATCGACTCGATATGTGCACTTAACTTCTCACTAGTTTTATAAAGATCTTCAATCATCATGAATTGTTCAGAGTCTGCGGGAAGTGAACCTAATTGTCCACGTGGCCACTTAATTCTAAACTCTGTATTTTCTGCTAAATCTTTTTCCATTAATTGTATTCGAGTGTCTGCTATGTTTAACCTTTCAACAATTTGAAAATAGCCCATGGTGCCAAGTGCTACGATTATAATCAAAGACGCAACCGTTTTCATAGGCATCTGCACAGCTGCAGATTCAGATATCGTTAAAGGTTTCTTACTCATGTTTTGGTTTTGGTGATGGAATTATATAATCTTTTGTATCAACTTTCAACGGTTGTGATGGCTTCACACAAAACGCAAGTAAACATAACAAAATTATAAGTATTGCTGTGAACCTGTAGTCCATAACAACCCCCAATCATTATTGCTTCTTTGGTGTAAAAAGAGATTTGATTTTACTCCAAATCTTGCCAATAGCTTTTTTAATTTTATCAATCATTTTTCTTTTCCTCTATTTCATAGAAGAACTTGTCGGTATCTTCTGTCCGCCATGCTCTACTATCTTCTACGTTCCATTCAGAAGTCTGCACTTTCCAATCAGGAATATTATCTTTCACAGTAAAAGAAGGTATATCCCATATACATCTATTGTTTGGTTGTGCTGCAAAATTGCCATCATCTAATGCAATAATGTGAGCGCACTTGTGCTCGTGCGGGATCTCTGAATGATCAGTGTCAAGTATGTTAGCTTCTGGATGAGCAAAGTCAATAGTAAATAAATATTTTCCTGAGTGCCATTTTTTATCTTTTCCGATATACTTACCGGCTTGTGATTCTAAAATATCCCAAGAAGTGACAGCAGGATAATAAGAAAAACAATTCCAGAGCTGTAGTTCATCAAGTCTTCTTGTGGGCACGTCGGATGGCTCAAATCCCTTTTGAATAAACGCGCTAATTGGTAGGCGATAAAATATTGCACCGTTTTCCATAATAGCATGCCATAATATGCTCCGACCTGTAAGAGCGCTAATACCAAAGATAATGCAGTCTTCAACTTCTCCGTGATGTTTTTTAAGATCATATAGATATTCCTTTCTTATCTGTGCATAAATAGGTGGTATGTTTGCATTTAAGTAAGCCATAATAAATTTTCATATTAAAACATATCATCTATCTTATCTGATATGTCTCCCCAATTATCTCCAACTTCATAGTCTACCTTATTTGGTACCTTTAGTTCAACACAATTTTCCATGATTTCTTTTATCTTGTTAGCATGTTCTTTTGACTCAACAGATATATCAAGTTCGTCATGTAATTGTATCATTGGAAGAATACCTTCTGATTTTAAATCTACCATGGTCTTCTTTGTCATATCTGCGGCACTACCTTGTATTAATTTATTAAGAGCTTTATATGTGAAAGCTCTTCTGATCCCTGGTCCGTGTTCCTTGATTGCATCTTCATGTTTCAAGGGTTTGTGCACACCAAAATAACTTGGCTCCCATAAATTAAATCTACATCTACGTCCAAGAAGAGTCCTAATTTTACCAGAGTCCTGTGCTCTATTCATGACTTGTTTAATTAATTGTTTTACAAAAGGCACTCTTTGGTGATACTGTGTTAATACTTTTTCTGCATCTTCGTCATTGTAACCAAGTGAGTTTGCTAATTTAGCTTTACCCATTCCATAAAATAATCCAAGATTAATAGTCTTTGCTTCTGATCTATCTATACCTGCTATTTTAGCTACGATCTCATGAAAATCTGCTTCACCTTTCTCATAAGACTCTGCAATAGAGGCTACACCAAGAACTCCAGGTGTACTTAAAGCAAAATGCACTACCAGCCTAGGTTCTTGTTGAGAATAGTCAAAACAACCCCATCTATGGCCTTTCTCGGGCACAAATATAGATCTAACTCCCATTCCTATATCTGTGTAATTAGGTATTTGTTGTAAGTTTGGGTTAGAATATGACAATCTACCTGTTACAGTTCCACCAAAGTCACCTTTTAATTGATGTATGTCTGCATGTATTCTACCATTATGTACAAAATTTTTAATAGAATCTAAAAAAGTATTTTTTAATTTGTCTGCTTCTCTTGCACTATTAATAGCTCGTAACACCGGGTCCTTATGATTTTTTAAATAATTTTTTGTAAACGAAGGTTTACCTGTTTTTGGTGTTCTATCAAAATCAGTGATGTTTCTAACCTGACAAACTTTTTCAATACTAGCCGCAGCCCATATCTCTGGATATAAACCTGAGTCCTCTTTTACCCTCTTCATGTATTTGTCATAGTTTTTTTGCAAAGTGCTTTCAACTCTTGCTAGTTGATCTTCATCTATCCTTACTCCTTTTAATTTCATTTCTAATAAACATGGAAATACTTGTTGTTCTAGTTCTACGATTGCATGTAGATCTTGTGAGTTTATTTCTTTTTTAAATTCTTGCCAAAGAGATAAAGTAATTTCTGCATCTCGTTCTGCATACTCACCAACATACATAGCAGGTAATTTATACATCTCAGATTTAGGATCAACACCCCACTCTTTTGCAGCTTCTTGTAACGCATTTTCATTCTTACCAATGCCTACATAATCGGTTGCAACAGAATTAAGATCATATCTAAACCTATTCTCATCAACTAGAGATGCTATTACCATTGTATCAACAACTGTTCCGTGGACCGTGAGTCCTAGTCTGTGAATCCAGAGCACATCGTATATGGCGTTATGAAATATTTTTAAAGAATCTGTTTTTAATACATCGCTAAACCAATTAAGAACTTGTTTCCTATTCATGTTAGGCCCTGCTTCATGAGCGATAGGATAGTATCCTGCCCAATCTTTGACTGCAATGGCTATACCAACTACATCACCTACACCTCTTGTTGAAGATGATCCTTTAGTTTTTAAGTCTGGATCTTTTGTTTCTAAATCAATCGATATCTCATCATACTTAGATAAATCTGGAAAATGATCGGGTTGAATCCACTCACTTTGAACTTTACCAAATAAAGGTTTCTGAATCATTTGTAATCCCTCTCTATGATCATCTCTATAAAATGTATTGCTTTCAACAAATCTTCTTTCCCATTTTTATCTTGATGTCTTATTATATATTTAATAGCACATCCTTCCGGGTATAGCAACTTGTTCTCAACCACAAACTTACTTGGCTGAATAATATACTTTTGATAGTGACTCCCACCATGCTGTTTATCCCAAACGTTTTTTTTATTCTTGTAAGAACTCATGTGTTAGTAGAGGAAATCTATTTTTAATTTTCATACCATGCTCGTAAATTATCAAATGCTCTCTTGGCCTTGATGTTCCAACATATGCAACTCTAGTTTCCTCATCCTCCTTTCTTCTATCTCCACTGTTATATGATTTAATTGAATTAGGACCCCAGTTAGAGTCCAATACCACTATATCTGCTTCCATACCTTTAACAGAATGAATAGCAGCTACTTTTATATTGCTTTCTAGATTCGGATCGTGTTCCCAACAATCTCTTAGATATAAATTAAAATGTTCATTATCTGTAAATAGGGTGCTATTAGTGGTAAACTTTAATACTTCGTACCACTGTAGATCTTTACTACCTTTAAAATAATATTTATTTTGTAAATCCTCCAAACTTAAATAAAGATCAGGATCTTGTAACTCAGGTGGTTGTGTATCACCATTTTCTAAAGCTCCTTTTTTACCATAAACTATCATTCCTGGTAAAGATTTCTTAACTATGTCAATGTATATTGAGGCTTTAACTTGACCACCATTTCTTAGTGTATCCCAAGCCTGTATTAATATTTTTCTTTTTTCTTCCTCAAACAAACTTTTAAAAGTTGTGCCTTTGTCAGATCCAAAACTTTTTTGTTTAAAAATAATTCCTCTATCTATCAAGTATCTTTTAAAATTAAGTGCAAGATGATTTGTTCTTGCACACATTATCATATCGGTTTTAGAATCAATATTACCATTTAATTCTTTTAAGGTATCTATAAATCTAAAACTACCTTTTTTAGATGGGTCACACTCAAACTTTGTGCCAAGTCTTTTTTGAATTTGACTTTGTATCTTCATAACAACATTGTAAACAGGCGGAGGCAGCCTATGAGTTTTTGGTAAAGAACTTTTACATTCTTCTTTACAAGGCCACTTTTGAAATATTCTTGTATCAGATCCTTTCCAACCATAAATAGATTGATCATCATCTCCTACTAAAACAAGTTCTTCTGTGTTTTTTGCAATCTTAGATATGATTTGCCATTCTAGTTTAGATAAGTCTTGAGACTCATCTACCAACACCAACTTATATGGTTTAAATTCTATATTTTTAGCTAAAGCTTTTTCTAACATATCGTCAAAGTCAATCATACGATAATAATCTTTAAAGTTTTTAAAGTTGTGATAAACATAACTTATCTCTGGTCTTTTAAATCTTACTCGTAAATAATCTGGGTCTTCATCATAGAAATGATAAATTCTTTCTAAAGGATTTTTAATTATTTTGTATCTATCCCCTACTTTTACAGCTTTTTCAAAACCCAAAGAATGTTTTGATAAACCAATAAGATTCATAATAGCACCAAATTTTAAATCATGTTCTTCACTCCAACCAGCTGCAACTGGATCACCACCATCGTAGTCAGCATCTGCTAGCTTTGGCCAGTTGTCTGGGTCAGTTTTTATTTGTTTTTTAAACATTGCTTTCGCACTTTCATTAAAAATTTCATACCCAGGTAAATGATCTTTACAAAATTTATGAATAGTTTTTATAGATTCTGCTTGTTTCTCAGTAAAAAACAAAGATAATGTTTTGTCATTTTGCGCACGATCTTTTAAATTTTCTACAGTGGCTTTAGCAAAACCAATCATTAAAGCTTGATCAAAATGCAAACCACCCTCAAAATATTTTTTTAACATTTTTAATATTTCAGTGGTTTTACCACAGCCAGGGCCACCTAAAATCTTATATCTTTTTCTATAAAACCGATCGATTTTAGTAGTCATGTGTTTCCTCATTGTTTATTTTAAAATTTAATGTGTCTTGTTCTACCTCTGGTTCTCTATCAAAAACACTTTCGTCTACAACGTAGACCCATTTTTTTACACCCTCTTTAATATGAAATTTTTCTCGACTAATGCCCTTTAACCTTTGTATCATTTGATGTGTATCATCACTTGAAACTTTCCACTCTTCTAATTGCAAGTGTTTGAAAAAACCATTAAACATAAATCTTCTTTTTCCCTGACCATCAGCAAATGGCCTACCCATTAAAATTTGTTTTCTATCCTTCGTAACTCTAAGATTAAAACAAAAATCTTCGAGATAAGATTTTAATCTAAAACTAGGTAAACTTTCCTCTGGTGCATCTATTGGTGTGGCTTTTTGCTGTAGTGCTCTAATTTGCATGTCCCAATTTTTTATTTTAGGTGGAGTCTTACCACTTTGTTCAGTTGCTGCTTCTCTTGCTAAATCTTGCTTTACTAATTCTTTTGAAGATAATTTTACTTCATCACCATTAAAACCTAAGTACCATATCTTTGGGCTTGAAGTTACAAAAGATAAAGGTCCTAAAACTAATTCATTATCAACACCACCACCTATACCTAGTTTTCTTTTTACACACTCTTCTCTGTTACAATAAGTTTTTAACCAATCTTGATCACATCTATATTTATAATCTCTCTTTTCTCTAGACCCAATTACATTACTAACTTCACTAAAACTCATGCCTCTACCAAGAGGTTCAAAAAATTTTTTGTTATACTCTAATGTTTTATCTTTCCATTCATCTGGATACCTTGATTTTATGTATTTAGTCATGTCTAATAAAACTTCGTTTCTCTGGCTTTTTGGTACACCAAACTTAGCTAATGCTTGCATACACGGTGGTCCATCTTGAAACCAATCTCCTGAGTCGCCTTCGTCTATGTTTGATTTTAATTTTTTAAGTTGAGAGGGAGTTACTTTATTTCTTTCGTAGTATTCAAAGAACTCTTCAAGAGTGGCAGGACTGCCATCCTCCTTTATCATGTAGCGTTGAGTATTTTTAGCGTTGTAATAAGGTAAATTAATCCAACTACCAGCAGATCCTTTTTCTAAATTTAAATATTTTTGAACAGGAAATATTTTATCTGGTTTACAATCTCCAAAAATGTTTTTTATTGTGTGTAATTTTTCGCGTAATAATAATGCCGGTACACATTCTGTCAAGAATATGTATATATGAATTCCACCACTTTTAGACTTGAAAGGTATAAACGGAACATTTATACTTTTGATTTTTTTAAATAATTCTTTTACGTCAGGCTTGTATTCATCTAAATCTATTGCACCCCATTTACAAGTGCTATCGCTTTTTATTGGACACAAACCTAAACTATCTGCAAGAATAGTTTTATTTTTTGTTTTGACTTCAAATTTTTTACCTTCAAGGTGTGACTTCCACATTTCTTCTGTGTGTGCATAAGAAGAGGTAAAAGACACACCAGATTTTTTACCATCACCGATACTATTATCTATTTGATGATAACCAAATCTTTCTTCTAATCCGTCAAAGATTTTTCTAAACTTCTCTATCATAATAAAAGTGGGCGTCTCCACGCTAGCTTCGACGCCCACTACCTAGGATTCTAGTATGGTTGTTTAGATTCGTTCTCTTCTGAGCCGTGTTTAGCTTGGATCTCACCCTTACCTACACTTGTTGCAAAGTTTTTAGCCATGTCATACAAATCTTTTTGTTCAACAGGACCAACTTTACTTACATCCCAACCAAACCATGTTCCTTTGTCATTAGACATCTGAACGGTTTTTAGGTTATAAATGTGGCTGTATGTAGGCGGAGTAAATAATCCATTTTTACCCTGCATTTTTATACCCATCATCATTGAGTTCCATTTTCTACTAACTTTTAATTGAGTAGATTTCATGGAAATTAAAGCAGTATGTGGGTTTGCACCTCTCACTAGCACAAAATGACTAGCAGTGTTATCAAGATAATTACCGTTTGGTAATCTGTCTTTATAATCTTTACCTCTAGTTGTTTGGCTTATGATATCACTATCTGCATCATGTATTGCAACAGGAGCACCAGAGCTAGTACCTCTGTCCTGCCACTCAATGTATTGTCTTTTGTAATGACAAGGTATTACATCTACATCTTTATACAGTTCATTTGTAACTGTGTTGATTATAAGTCCAGGTTCTGCCCCCTCGACATATTTACCATCTCTTTTGTTAACCTCTGGAGATAGTTGACCCAAAATTTTTAAGAAAGGCAACGCAAGATCTTCTTGCGATATATTTTGAGCGCCTTGATTTGCATCAGCTTCAAATAAATTTGTTGCTAACGCTCCTTCTTTTTTTGTTGCTACTTGGTTCATGTTACTTGTTCC